ACGAAGGCGCTGGAGGATAGGAGCTAATGGGTAAGTCAAGTCCTACCAGAATGCAGATGAAGGACGTACGATACGGTGCGATCCTAGCAGTACTTCGGGACATGAGAATCGATTACAATTATGTAAATGCCCATCATGTCTATGAGAAGTTTCCAGACGTCCCGTACAAGATCATTCGGAATAAGCTTTCTAGACTCATAGATAAGCGCATTCTTGAGGGATGTGTCTGCGGGTGTTCAACAGCTTTGCATGCAGGCTACTACCAGACTCTACATGAGGTCGTCGAGTTCTATGATGGAGCGACGGATACATGGACCGACAAACTTCTTCCCATCAATAGTAGAAAGCCTTAACATGCTGCTATGGATTGCTAAGACCTTCTTTCCGAACTACTACAAAGCTGTCTGGAACCGGGAGTTTACTAACCAGATGATGCACCACCAGCTGGAGCTCTATAAGGAATTCCCGGGCCATGAGGACTTGGTGGACGCTGAGATCGCTAAGTCCTACGAGCGCTGGCTGAAAAAGTAACTGGCCACTAACTGGCCACCTGCCCACTTATTTCTAAATCGTGTGGGCACTTCCGCCTAAGTTTTAAAATTTGTGGCCAGATAAGTGGGCTTTCTGCCCACTTATGAAAAAATAAGTGGCCACTAAGTGTGGGCAATGACCGAAAGATTTTGATGGTTTTTGCCCTGTTTTGCATGACAAACTGCATCAAATGACATGATTAGCGCCCACAATCGCGTTTTGTCTGTCCAAGTTGCCCACTTACCCACTTATTCTCTTAAAACTTTTCTGAAGAAAAAAATAGGTATATATAGAAAGTTTTGGGTTTTGGACAAAATAGTGGTCAAGTGGGTTTTCGGTCATTGCCCACGCATAATGCACATGGATTATAATAGAAGGGATGAGATGTGTCTAATCATACACCTCCTCTAATTTTTTGTTACGCAAGGGAGTCCCGTGGCTAAAAGTGCCAATGCGCTAGAAAGAGACTTCCAGCCCAAACTCAAGAAAGAGATTCGGGCTAGGTTTCCCGGCTGCTGCATCTTTAAGCTTGACTCTGGGGAATTTCAAGGCATTCCCGATCTCCTCATTCTTTGGGGAGCTCAGTGGGCCATCCTCGAAGTTAAGCGCGAACCCCCAACAGGTCGACTCGACTACTATCGCCCCAACCAAGAATGGTACATCGAGCAATTTAACAAGATGTCCTTCTCATCTGTAATATTCCCGGAAAACACAGAGGCTGTATTAGATGATCTTCAACAAGCATTCGGAGCTCGCAGGTAGACACGCTACCATCAGTGCGAGTAAGTACCACTGGATCAACTACAGCAATGAAAAGTTTATTCAATGGGTGAAAACTCAAATGGCTGCTGCGCAAGGCACCAAGCTTCACAACATTGCGGCCCTCCTTATCGAGATGGCTCTGAAGCAGCCACGCAACACAAAGACCTTTAACAGGTATGTGAACGACTGCATTGGGTATCGCATGAAGCCTGAGCAGGTACTGTTCTATTCTGTCAATTGCTTCGGCACGGCAGATGCTATCTCTTTCGAAGAAGTTGATGGTGCTTTTATTCTGCGAATCTTCGACCTCAAGACTGGGGTCTCGAAAGCAGACATGCGACAGCTCATGGTCTATGCGGCCCTGTTCTGTCTCGAGTATGATTTTGTTCCATTTGAAATCGGAACGATCGAACTCCGTATCTACCAGAATGATGATGTTGAAATCTTCGAACCCGCTAAGGAAGATATTACGTTTATCATGGACCGGATCAAAACGTTCGATTCAATGCTGACCGATGTCGTTAAAGAACTAACCGCTTAGAGAGGGGTGACCTAAATGGCCGATAAAGAAACTACAGATGCCAGCTTTCTCCGACATGAAGGCGTCCTTCGAAAGTCGGGGCGTTATCCTTGGGGCTCGGGTGCTAACCCAGAGCAGCGTGGTCGATCATTCAAGGCGCACATTGAGGAACTCACTAAAAAGGGTTTGACCCCTACCGAGATTGCTAAGTACTTTAGTGGTACTGATGCTGACGGTAAAGAGTACAAGATGACGACCTCTCAGCTTCGTGCTTTGACGTCGATCGCCAATGATGAGATCAAAAAAGCCGATACTCTGACGGCTATCAAGCTTAAAGAGAAGAACTACTCGAACGTCAAAATTGGCGAGATGATGGGTAGGAACGAATCATCTGTTCGAGCACTTCTGGCTAATGCGGATAAAGACGATTCCGACAGCATTCAGTCTACTGCCAAAATCGTTCGCGATCAGGTAAATGAGAAGGGCTACATTGACTATGGCATTGGCACTGCTAATCATCTTGGCGTCAGCAACGAACGCCTCGGTACAGCCATCAATGTTCTCAAAGAACAGGGTTATAAGGTCCACTATGTCAAAGTAGAACAGATGGGTACTGGTAAGTTCACCAGCCTTAAAGTTATCACTTCCGGAGATAAGACCTATTCTGACGTTCTGAAGAACAAGGATTCTATTGTCCCGCTTCTCGGAAAGTCTGAAGACGGAGGTAAAACCTTCACTAACCTTGGAAACCTCCCTCCTCTGAATGTAAAATCAAAGCGTGTAGGTGTTCGCTATGCCGAAGAAGGTGGCGCTGAGAAAGATGGCGTTATCGAAATTCGTCGTGGTGTGAAAGACCTCGATATGGGTAATGCTCGTTATGCTCAAGTTCGAATCGGTGTCGATGGTACACATTATCTAAAGGGTATGGTCATGTATAATGACAACCTTCCTGATGGTGTGGACATGGTCTTCAATACCAATAAGAGTGATACCGGCAATAAGCTAGATGCTATGAAACCTCAGAAGACAGGCGAAGGCTCCGATACCAACCCCTTCGGATCAGTAACTCGTCAGATCACGAAAAAGAACAAAGATGGTACTGAAACAGTTACATCTGCTCTAAACATCGTGAATGAGGAAGGCGACTGGACTTCATGGTCTAATAAGCTCTCCTCACAGATGCTTTCTAAGCAAAGCCACGTTCTTGCAAAACAGCAGCTTCAGCAGCGCTTCGATCAGAAGAAAGCTGAATTTGACGAAATCAATGCCCTTACCAACCCTGTTGTAAAACGGAAACTGTTGGAAAAGTTCGCTGATGGCGCCGATTCTTCAGCTGTCTATCTCAAAGCTGCAGGTCTTCCGCGTACTGCAAACCATGTCATTCTTCCGATTAACAGTCTTAAGGATGATGAAGTCTATGCTCCTAAATACAAAGATGGAGAAAAAGTCGTTCTCATTCGCCACCCTCATGGTGGTACATTTGAGATTCCTGAGCTCACTGTTAACAATAAGAACAAGGAAGCTAACGGCGTAATCAAGCAAGCTCGTGATGCAATCGGTATTAACGCCAAGGTTGCTGAACGACTATCTGGTGCGGACTTTGATGGCGATACAGTACTGGTGATTCCTAATCCTCAGTCTGGATCTTCAAGAGTTAAAACCTCTGCTCCATTGGAGGGTCTCAAGAACTTCAATCCTCAGAAGTTGTATAAGCTTCCTGATGATGCGCCTAAGATGACGGCTAAAGCTAAAGGTCAGCAGATGGGCGATGTCTCTAACCTGATTACAGACATGACTATTAAGGGTGCTCCACCAAACGACATTGTTCGTGCGGTTCGACATTCCATGGTCGTAATCGATGCTGAGAAACACCATCTTGACTACAAGCAATCTGCTAAAGACAATCGCATTAGAGAACTTAAGAAGGAGTACCAAGGCAAGACCAATGCTGGTGCTGCTACTCTGATCTCTAGAGCTAAGTCTAAAGTGGACGTTCCTGATAGGAAGCTTCGCTCTGCCAAAGATGGTGGACCTGTTGATCCAGTTACTGGTAAGAAGGTTTATGTAGACACCGGCGAACAGTATCAAAAGTGGAACAAGGCTACCCAGCAACATGAGGGTGACCTAATCACTAAGATGACTAAGGTCCAGCGTATGGACTATGTGGATGATGCACATAAGCTGGTGTCCGATGATGGTGGTACTATCATGGAGAAGGTGTATGCAGACCATGCTAACAAGCTTAAGTCTCTAGCCAATGAATCCAGAAAGACGGTATACCATACTCGTCCTGTACCATACAGTCCCTCCGCTAAAAAGGCCTACGCCCTAGAAGTAAAGAGCATGAACGCCAAGCTAAACGAGGCACTCATGAATAAACCCCTAGAGCGACACGCCCAGCTTATAGCAGGCACCATCGTCGCCACCAAGAGACAGGCTAATCCAGACATGGATGCAGCTGAACTCAAGAAGATCAAGAGTATGGCACAAGCAGAAGGTCGTGCTAGAGCAGGTGTTGACAAGAAGCCTATCAAGCTGACCCCTCTAGAGTGGGATGCTGTACAGGCAGGTGCTATCAGTACTAACATGTTGGACAAGATCCTCGACAACGCTGATCTAAACAACATCAAGGAACTGGCAACACCACGCCTACGCACAGTGATGACTGACAGTAGCATCGCTAGAGCTAAGGCTATGATGCAACGTGGCTTCTCACAAGCAGACATAGCAGCAGCCCTAGGTGTACCTACAAGTACCCTTGATTCAGCACTCAATCCAAAGGAACCCAAGTGAAAGGAGTAGGCATTGGCTGAGCATGTACTATCAACGACAGACAATCCATACAACTACTTCACTGAGTTCGATCAATGGTATGCGTATGACACACAGGTTGGTCATCATACCCTCGCGCTTTTAGCAAGAGTATGCCGCACCTCAGATGAACTGTCCGACCTTGACCAAGCACAAGCTATCGATCATGCAATAGAAACAATTCTTACAGAAGATATTACTGGAATTTATATAAAAGTTGCAGAACCTGTAAGCGTTACAACTTAATACACAATTCAATAAACCTTTAAAGAGGTATGGGGGGAGGGGTCTCGCAAATAGACCCCCCCCTCTGCATAGATCGGAAGAGCGGTT